AGAGTATCAACTATCTCAGTCTTTTACTAATGTTGAAAGAGCTACAGAATTTCAAAAGAAAAATTTGAAATCTTTTAACGATGGCAAAAATAAAGAGATTGAGCTTGTTAGGGATGCAGGTATCTTAACCTCACTTTCAAGTGAAAAGGCAGAAGATTTAAAGACTTTTGAGCGAATTGAAAAGAAGTACAACACTTACCTAGACGTTCCAAAAGAAATATTGGAAGATTTAGACATTAGCTTAGAACAACGTTCGCAAATCCTAGGACTTACTATCCAAATGCTTCAAGCAGAGAACGAACGCAATGCCAAAATTGCACCAGTTCAATGTGCCGCTGAATTCATTACACAAGTTCTAGGATTGAAAGCAAGTGATAAGAAAAAGCTTGAAGAAGCTGACGTTGATGATTTAAAAGCTACAGCTACTTTGCTCTGTCACAAAATCCTTGGAACGGAGGATACTGAGCCTGACGAGGCTGACTTAAAAAGTACCAATCGACCAAAAGATAAGAAAACTTCAAAAAGCTCTCGATGATTTACATTACAGCGAGAAGTCAGCTATTATTAACGGCCACTTATCACTTGAGCAGATCCAGAACACAGATATTTTCGAATGGAATACGGTAATGAATGCTGTACCTCCTGAAGATAGAATTTCAGCAGCAGAGTATATTGCAAAGCAACTAGCAGTAGGAAAGGCGGCAAAACATGGGTAGTACACCAGAAGGAAAATTCAGCTATCGTGTCGGTATGGAAAATACTAGTGCCGTCACTAGTTTGAAAGACTTAAAAAATGAAATCACACAAGTTTCAAGTGCTTGGAAAACTCAAGCTATTGAGTTAAAGCAGGCAGGAGACAAGCTAGGTGCTGCAGAAGCTAAATTTAAAGGTGTTTCTGATGCACTTGCAAAGCAAAAGCAAGTAATTGAGCGCTTGAAAGCCCAACAAGCAGAATTGAAAAAGGCACAAGGCGAAGTAGATAGAAGTACTGAAGCTGGAAAAAATGCTTTTTCTAGTTATCAAGACCAAATCACTAAAACCGAGCGTCAAATTGCTTCTGCAACAAGTAAGCTTAATTCCTTAAGTAATCAGCAAGAAAAGGCTAAGAACTCAGTAGAGTATTACAAATCTGGCTTAGCTGATGCTCAATCAGAACTTCGTAAGATATCCAGTTCCTCAAAGGCTTACATTGATAGGCTTGAAGCAGAAGGCAAGGCAACAGAAGCCAATAAGGCTAAGCTTTCAAGTTTAAAGTCAACTTATGAACAGTTGAACAAGATTTACGATGTTCAAGTTAAGGAACTTGAAAAAATAGAGGCTTCTGCTGGCAAGGCTAGCGATAAATACCGAATTCAAAAGCAACGTGTTGACGAAACTGCAACTAGCTTAGCTAAAACCAAGACTAAGATGTCTGAGCTTGACTCTGAAATTAGAAAAGCTAACCCTTCAGTCTTTGATAAGATGAAGTCCAAGCTTGCAGGAGTTAACAAAGAGGGCGAAAAGTCGCAAGGAATTTTCAAGAAGGTCTTTTCTGGTGCTTTTCTTGGGAACCTAGCATCTAATGCTTTTAGTTCCGTTGAAAATGGTTTAAAAGGCATTATCTCAAATGGTATTGAAGTTGCTAAGGCTGGTGCAAAGATACAAGCTCAATGGACTGGGTTTGGAAAATCAGCACAAGAAACGGAACAACTCATTTCTCAAATGAAAGAGTTGAAGGCTAATACCAATTTAACGGGTGAGTCTGCTACACAACTTCAAATGACTATGAACCGTGCTACTAATGGTAATACGGAAGAAGCAATGAAATTATCACGTGCTGTTGGGGTTATTGGCGATAATACCAAAATGACCAGTGAACAAATGCTTGGTTTTTCTCAAGCTATGGCACGTGTAATGACTGGTTCCAAAGTAACCTCGAGTCAATGGAACCGTATGTCTAAGCAAGCTCCAGGTTTAGGTGCTGCAATGGCCAAAGCGGCAGGAGTGTCTGAATCAGCCTTTGCTCAAATGATTGATAGTGGAAAATTATCCACGAAACAATTCAAGCAACTTCTTGAAAAAGTTGGTGAAGATGGTGGTAAAGCCTACAGCAATTTTGGCAAAACACAAGCTGGTGCAATGAAGCAAATGCAGGCACGTTGGCAAGATTTACAAAAGCAAATTGCTGCACCACTTTTCGATACTCAAAATAAGGCAGTTCAACAACTTTCCAAATTAATGGCTAGTCCAGCGCTTCAACAAGGTGCTAAGGATTTAGGTAAGGCTATAGCTCAAGTTGCGCTTTGGGGCACTAAAATACTTGAATATATTGGTAAGCATGAGAAAGACATTTCAGCAATGGCTAGTGATGTTGTAGACATTGCTGTTACGCTTGGTAAGGATTTATGGAAAACCTTTGCTAGTGTAGTCTCAACAATTGCAGATGCTTTTGGTCTTACTTCAAAGAATGCTGCTAAATCTAAAGATCCTTTGAAACAAATCAGAGGTGCCCTAGATGGCTTGGCTAAGAACAAAGGTGCTATTAAGATGATTGCCAAAGCAATTGTTGCAATTGCAGCAATTAAAGGCTTAACTGCTGTTGCTCGTGGTATTTATGGTGTAGGTTCTGCTATACATGATACTTACAAATGGGTTAAAGGCTTACCAGGGGCTGTTGAAAAATCTATTTCCAGTTTAAAGCAGTTAGGCACGGCTACTAAAGACCTTATTAATGGAAAGACTGCTGGTGGTGCTTTTCAATCAATGCGAAGTGCTGGCGGTAAAGGTGCTACTGGTTTTGGAAAAATAAGCGCTGGTTTTGGTGGTCTATCTACTGCAGGAAAAATCACTACTGGTATAGCAGGTGCAGGTATTGCATTAGACGCTGGTTCCTCTATTTTCGAAGGTCTTACTAAAGATATTCACAATGCTGATAAACGTTCCGCTGATATAGGTAAAGGTATTGGTGCTGGTATCGGTGGCGGTATTGGCCTTTGGTTTGGTGGTCCTGCAGGTGCAGCATTAGGTAGTGCAATAGGTGGTCAAATTGGTAAATGGGGCGGTCAAGGTGTTAACGAATTTACCAAAGGTTGGCAAGCTGAAGGTAAGAAAAACAAGCCTAAGAACTTTGTTCAATGGTTAGGCTTTGGCGCTCATAAATCTTTTGATTTCTTTGCCAATATGGCTAAGAAGATTGGTCATCATATTAACACTAATATGAAAGGTGTTGCTGATGACATTAAGAAGAAAAAATGGGGTAACGTTATTTCTGATGTCTTCTTTGGAAAAGACGCAACCAATTACCTAAATAAGAATATGCCTAAATTTAAGAAGGCAATCTCTAAAGGTTCTAAAGATATCCAAAAGAGCTGGTCAAGTTTCTGGAAGAAAGTCGGAAAGAATACTGACAAATCATGGAAATCTTTACAAAAATCATGGTCTAAAGGTACTCAGAAGCTTAATAAAGGCTGGAGTAATTTTACTAAAAAAGCCAGGAAAGGCTGGGACTCTTACTGGAAGACTGTTGGCAATAAAGCTAAATCTGGTTGGACTAAGACCAAATCTTTGTGGAATAAAGGCACTACTGCACTTCGCAAAGGCGTAACCAGTTTTTCAAAGAAAACTCAAAGTGCCTGGAAAAGCTATTGGAATAAAGTTAAAGCACAACACAAATCTGGAGCAAATGCTCTAAAGAAGACAAGTTCTGCAATGACTAGTAGCTTGAAAGACTACGTTAAGAAGTTTGTGACAGTTTCATCGAAAAATTTCAAGAATTTCTTTAACGATGTCCAAAAAGGCTCTAGTGACTTTAGCAAACACATGAAAGACAATCACAACAACCTCTTTAAGTCCATGCTTCAAACTGCTGGAGATGGGTTGAAGTCAATGGCTAGTGATTGGCAAAGCAAGTGGAACGAGATTTCTTCAAATGCTGGAAAACAATGGGATAGTTTAAAGAATAGCCACAACACTACTGTTTCTGGAATTGCTAAAACTACCGAATCGGTACTCAATAGTATTAAGAATACTTGGACTAGTGTTTGGAATTCAATTTCTAACTTTTTCAAAGACGTTTGGGGAACTATTAAGAACTCTGCACGTTCTGGCGTTAATGGTGTAATTGATATTGTTAACGGTATGGTTGGCGGTATTAATTCAGCTTGGAAGTTTTTTACTGGAAAAAATGCATTTGGATCATTACACCATGTTGCAACTGGTGGTCAAATTGAAAAGAAGCATGGACGACTAGCAGTCATTAACGATGAAAAGTCTGAAAACTATCGAGAACTCGTTCAACGTCGTGATGGCTCTCTCGAAATGTATGATGAGCGTGACAAGATTATCCCTGTTGAACCAGGCGATTACATTTACAACGCTGGTGAAACTAAGCGTTTGATGCAACAAGCTGGCTTAGAACACTACGCAAGTGGTGGCTGGGTTTCAGGCATCATAAACGGTGCTTCTAATGCAGTTTCTGGCTTCTTTACTGGAATTAAAGATAAGTTTGAACTTGCAGAAAAGTGGTTGAAAAATCCAGCACAAGCTCTAACTAATCTGGTAAATTCAGCAATCAGTGGCTTACTTCACGGCAATGCTAACTTTGTTAAATTTGGCGAAGATGTAGTTCACAAAATGGTTGCAGGTTTCCAAGCTAAATGGAAAGAAATGCTTAAGAAGGTCGATGACCAAATTCAAAATCCACCTGGCTCTGGTGTTGAACGTTGGCGCTCTGCTCTTGAAAAAGCCCTTGAAATGAATGGCTTACCATCTACTGGTGCATATGTGAACGCTTGGCTGCGTCAAATTCAAACTGAATCTAGTGGTAATCCTAATGCAGTTGGTGGTACTGATGGCTTAGCTGATGGTCACGCAACTGGACTGCTTCAAACTAAGCCAGGTACTTTTAGAGCAAATGCTTTTCCAGGTCACGGAAATATCTTCAATGGTTTTGACAATATGCTTGCAGCTATTAGATACGCTTTGAGGACATACGGCAGTTCAATGTTAGCTGTTATTGGTCATGGTCATGGTTATGCAGATGGTGGAATTGCTACTACACCTTCAATTTTTGGAGAAGCAGGTCCTGAAATGGCAATCCCTCTTTCAGCAATGAAGAGTGCTAAAAGTTACCAACTTCTCGGCCAGACAGCTGCAATACTTGCTGCAAGAGACCAACCAGACACTTCAATGATTGCTGACAGCGCAAGTCTAAGCCACATTTCAGAAACTTTGGATACAATTGCCAATCTATTGACGATGTGGGCCACCTCAGAAGCAACTATTGAAAATACGATTAATCTTGATGGAAGACAAGTTGCTAGTGGAATTTCGAAATATATGAGAAAAGATTTAGCAACTGCAGTATTGAACAGGAGGTTGAATATTAGTGAGCTACGCTAAGTTGGTATATCGTGGCCGAAGTTCTGAAGACTTCGGTGCGAAGATTACTTATCCTTTAAACATTGTTCAACCAAAAAGAAATGTCACCGCAACCTCAGTATCTGGGGTTAACGGTGATTTTTTAATGGATTCCAAAAACTATGGCAACATTCAACAACCTATCAATATGCTTGTGGAATTTCCCAAAGGCTACAAAGATTGGACTGAGTGGTTTATGGAGTTCTGTGACTGGCTTCAACCTCAAGATAGAGACAGAACTTCTTATGAAGAATGGCAATTATCTATGCTAGAGCCTTATAGATTTATAGGCTACGTTGCAGACCCACCAACCATTTCAATAAGCAATAGCATACTCGCTACTGTGAACTTCACGTTAACAGTGAAACCATTTGTAATGCAGTACGATGGACTTATTTGGAGGGATGTACCACAAACAGTAATTAATCATGAGCAATATTCCTCACAGCCGACCTTTCACATAGTTGGCAGTGGAGACTTCATTCTTATGATTAATGATTTGCAGTACAAACTTACAAATATTGACGATGAGGTCTATATCGACAGTGAGAACTGCTTAGTATACAAGAGTAAGACTCAAAACCGTGCAAATTGTGTTAGCTTTCCTAATAATGACTTTCCAGAACTAACTTCTGGAGTTAACAAGATCAGTCTTTCAGGAAACTACAGCAAGTTTGAGTATCAAGCGAAATGGAGGCGAAAGTTGTGAAAGTTAAGGCTACTTTACATACAGTTGCAAGCGATAGTACTGATACTTTGGGGCTTGGTGCTCTTACTGGTGCAACTTCAATGCAAGTGGTGCGAAATGCTAACCAAATCCCACAACTGACAATGACCTACAAGGCTGATGCTCCTCTTGCAGATGAGTTAGTCAGTGGTCGTGTCATTGTTTGTGCGATGGGTAAGAGTTCTGATGAACAGAACCAGAAGTTTCGTATAATTAACGTTTCAAAAGACGTTGGCTCAATGAGTATCTCAGTTACCGCTAATCACATTGCTGGTGACCTCTCAATGATGCCAATTTATAAGAATATTTCAATAGCAAATGCAACTCCTAAGGACACTTTCAAAGCAGTTATGGACTCGCTGGCCTATGGTTCCAATCTGGCAGATTACCAATTCACTACTGATATACAAAAGGTTGCGAACGTTGCTTGGCAATTCAGTGACGTTGACAATGCTAACAGTATTTTTCTTGGAGATGACCAAGCAGGAGATACAGTTGCTCAAACCATGCAGGCTATCTACAACGGTCAATGGAAATTCAATAATTACCATTGGTCGCTTCTGAAACATGCAGGGCAAGACTCTGGAATAATTATCAAGTATGGTCGTAACATGTTATCAGCTGTTGAAGACCACACCACCGACTCTACCTACAATGCAATTATGCCGTACGCTAGCTACACGCCAAATACTACTTTAGTTGATGGAAGTGCTATGGACGGTCGAGGTACAGTTCAATATCTTGGAACTGGTGGTGCAGAAGTATACGACAGTCCAACTAAAGGCAATAAGGTAGTAGGTCATGTTCAAAACGGTGCTTATTATCAAGTTACTGCTAAAGCCGAAGATAACACTTGCAACGGTAATGTTTGGTACAAGATTGGTGATGGTCAATGGATTGACGAACATTTTTTCACTTTTGATAAAAGCGGAAACTATGTAATTAATGCAACAACTGGGCAGGGTACCATTAAGATTACTTCTGATAATGATAACAATCGAGGCATTGTTTCTGATTATCGTGGCTTAGGTACTGTTGTCTATGCTGGACTTGGTAGAGTTAGATTGTGGTCTTCTCCACTAACTGGCCACAAGCCGATGGAACAGTACGTTGAGAATGGTGTTCAGTATAAGATTTGGAAAATTGGTTACGATGAGTATGGTCGAAAATGGTATTGTATTGGAAATGACAATCAGTGGATTCCTGAAGAATACTTCTCTGTAACTAAATCAAGTGACTACGTTACAACTCCAGTAACTGGAATTCTTCACGTTAAGACTGCTAATGCTGTTTCAGCATATGGACCTTCTGGAGAAGCATTGAGAAGTGACAAACTTGCATCAGGTAGTTTTCACAAAATCACGAGTGTATCTAAGGCAAATGATGGCACTAGTTGGTATGAGATTGCTTCAAACTTTTGGGTTAAAGGCGATGACAATATTGATTTTACTCAAAGTGGATCCGTAGCAGTTGATGAAGATACCTCACGGAAGGCAATTATCCAATCAACTGGGAAAATTGCGGTATACGGCTCTCCTGATGGAACTAATGCTACTGGTCAATATTTATGGAACGGCGCTCAAGTCAAAATTACTGGTCAATCTGATTCTAATGGTCATACTTTTTACAGACTAGATTCAGGTGGTTGGGTAGATGCATCTTACTTTGATTTTAGTTCAGCAAGCGATGTTGGAATTGGCGGAGCTAATGATTCTGATGCTCAGGTCGAAACTCAAACATTAATGCTAGACCCTCCAGTCTTAATTTCACAGTATGCTACTGGTCAAGAGTCTCTAAGAGTACAAGCTGTTGACCTATCTAGCTATAATGTTGGTAGTGATAAAGACAAGCTTAAAACTGTTGCAGAACAGTACATGCGAGAATACCGAATTGGCAGACCAAATTATTCATTAACTGTTGAATATCCAAATGTTGAAGATGAGTTTTCGCAACTTCGACAAGTTGATCTTTACGACTATGTTGGTATTCAAGTAGATGAGCTTAATATCTTAGACAAAGCGATGGTCAATTCAGTTACTTATGATGTGCTTTTAGATCAAAATATTAGTGTTACTATTGGCCAGTTACCTCTAACTTACGAACACTTACTTGGCCAAATGCAGCATGAAACGACTAAACAACTTGCTACTGTTGAAAAAAAATCTAACCACTTATTTGGACAAATGAACCAAGCTATGAAACTTCAGGGGGATGCACAGAAAGCAGCACTTTTGAAAATCGGTGACCAACTAGGAGTTGAAAGTAAGAATGTGGAAGCCTTGCAAACTCGAATAGACTCAATTAACAATCAAGTTATCGATGTTCAAAGTTGGATAAACAGCGGTGGGTCTGGCGTTATTACTGCTTATCCAAACTGGGCTAATCCCACAGAGCTGAGAGCGCAAAGTGCTGATGGAGGCTATCTGAAATTTAACGGCAACGGCTTAGGTTATACAGGACCTGATGGAATTTTAAGAAGTGCAATTGATAGCCAAGGCCGAGTAGTTGCTGAAAGCATATCTGGTGGTACTATCACTGGGGTTACTATCAAAGGGGCGCAAATTACTGCTGATACAATGATTAACATTCACGAGCGCTATTATACTGTTTTATCAGGCTCTTATGGATTTTCCGTTTCTGATGGACAAGGAAATGAAAGCTCAATCACTATCGATAGGATAAAAGTTGGCGGAACTACAATTAATGGTTCGCAGCTTTATCAAGTTATGAAAAAATGTGGGGTGCTTTAATGGACTTAAATATCACAAGCGATGATGTACTTAATGCTGCAATGGCTGAAATAACACGCCTTGAAAATATTTCTCTAAGACAGCAGGTTGTGCTTGCTAAATATGAAGAAAAAATCAAGAATTTGCAGCATGAATTGGATATGAGAGATAAATTGAAAGGAGGTGACGATAGTGAGTCTACAAAATCTGACACTAGTCACGAACAAGAAACTAACTAACTTGCAAGATGCAGTAATCAGACAATCCGAAAAGGGTTTAACGATTACTGCTGTTTTTCTAAATGAGGATAGTAGCCCTTACGACTTAACTAATAAAAAGGTCACATTTAACGAACATAAAGAATCGGATAAGTACGTTGTTGATACAAATGTTCAAATTACCGATGAAAGAAATGGAGCTATTAGTTACACGCTACACCCACAGTGCTATGCTGCAACTGGCGAAGCGTGGTTTGAAATTGCGGACGCTTCAGGAACTGTTGTTGACTCAACACAAAACTTCAATTTGAAAGTAAAAGATGCAGCTAATGCTTCAATTTACAACACTAACTACATCACACAATTAGATGCTTTGCGTGACCAAATGCAAGCCCTTGTAGACAATGCTGATGGACAACTGAAACAACAGCTTAAAACCACACAAGACCAAATGGACCAGAAGCTTACTGAGTTAGGTAATGCTTATCAAATAGCTGAGCAAGGTCGTGCTACTGCTTACAAGCAAGCCGAAGCTAATCGTGATAGTGGTTGGAGCCAAGATAAACAACGAATTGATAACGAGTGGAACCAAGATAAAGACCGTATTAATGGAGAGTGGACCAGCCAGAAACAATCAATTCAAAACACTGCTAATAGTCAGCAAAGCTCGATTAGCTCACAATGGAGCCAATTAAAGAGCAATGCAGACTCTCAGCTTGCAACCATTCAGTCAAATATCAATGCTTTACAAGCAACGATTGATGATATTAATAAGAATAAGGTGCCAGGTCTTAGTTCTTCACTTCAAGATGCACAAAATAAGCTTGATAAAATCTTGTCAAATCTTCATGGCTTTGTAGTTTCATCAAATGATGTTGATCAAGCTGTTTCTAAAGGAATAGCTAACATTACAGGTAATTTAATTGACCCTAATTTAAATGATTGGGTTAAAAATGATGCTGCAAGTAAGGCAAACATCAATATTAATTACCAAGATGGAACTAATGATATTTCCTTTACAGGTGTTGAAAATTCAGAAATATTAGATTTTAAATTTAATACTAAACAAAATACTGACTATATTTTGACATTTACGTATACACCTGATGACATTCACACAGTCAGGTCAAACTGCGTTTTTCTTGCTTTGTGGTATGAAGACCTAAAAAAGTATTATGGTGAATGGCGAACTGACTATAATCCAAAAGTAAAAAATCAAGTTATAAGAGTACCAGCACAACAAGGTGGTAATTACTCATTAAAAGTCAACAGTCAGAATTTAACTGAAATGCACATTGGAATTAGCTTCGATAATTTTATAGATAGTCAAACATCAAAGTTCAAAATTTCAAATTTAGTTGTTCGTGAAACTAACTCAACATTAGTTGGGCTAACTGATACAATCAGTTCTCTACCTAAGACAGTTCAAGGCGTGAAGCCAGATGGAAATGGAAATATCAATTTACCTAACCAAAATGTAGCCTTTAGTTTTGATAGCTCAACTGGTGAACCTAATATGCGAATGGTACCATACTTGAACTATTACCCAGTTGACCAAACAGCGATTAAGGATATATTGAAAAATCAATTACCAGCAAAATACGCATTAAAATCAGACGATGCTATGAAAATACCTGTAGTAAACGGTGAAGCAAATGATGACTTAACTAGTTTTCGTAATATGTGCCAATTGCGAATTTATGATGGTAACGGTCAAAATGTTAAGAACGTACCTTTTCAACATAAGTCGTTCACTGTTCTGGTTAACATGTATTCTAATTGGGGCACGCTCACATATTGGGGACAAGATGGTAGAGTTTATTTTTCTGCTTGTAATGGTAATACTTGGACTGCATGGACCCAAATAGCTAATAGTAGCGACTTTGCAAACTACTACAGCAAATCTGAAATCGATACCAAAACTAGCGACTTACAAATTCAAAGTGACGCTAGTGCATCTAACTTAAGAATGAGGTGCGACAACCTCGAAACACGGTGTAAGAACTTAGAGAGCAGATGTTCAAACCTTGAAACACAATTGAATGTCTTACAAGGTCAAATGGCTGATTTACTTGGTGCAATTAGTATTTCTGGTGACACACTCCAAATCGATAAGAAGCTCGCAGTTCGTGGCAATATTACTACTTACTGGGACGGTGCTGATCAGTTCATCGTATACAGTGGACACAATGCACGACGTGGATACTTCGGTATGTACGATAATGGGTCATTTAAAGTTAATGGCTAGTTAAAAGAAAGGAGCCAATAAAATGGCAGAAGAACAAACACAAACACAAGAACAAGAAATTAAAGACACAAATGTTAAACAAGAAGATGGTATGTATCACTACTACATCAGTACAGCAACTCGTGGTGGCGACATCACATGTCAAACTTTCATCACAGAACAAAAACTTGAAAGAAATCTTTATCCAATCGTTGTAACTCCACCAGATGACTCAATTCAAAATCCTGTTTTTGATTGGACCAACATTAAATGGGTTGAAGTTGACTCAGCAACTCTTAACGCTAAGATTGCTGCAGTTGATGAAGATGTACAAACATTAACTAAATCACTCACAGCAATTCAAACTCAAAGTCAAGAAACCACAAAGGAAAACGCACAAATCACTAAGACTCTTGATGGTTTGAATGCTAACATGGGTGCTTTAACTTCAATGATGTCTATGATTTCATCTAAGTTAACATCAACTGCAAGTTCAGCTACTACTGCTGCTACTACTAATGAAGGAGGTCAAAACTAATGGATTTTGCTCAAGCATTTAATTTATTAATGTTTCAAACAGTTAGTTACTGCTACAACGTTGGAGTTTATGACAAAGCAAAGGTTGCTACCTTTGTAGAATTACATCAAATTACTAAGGAACAATACAAAGATTTGACTGGAGATGACTATGTTGAAGCTTCTCAAACAGCGCCTCAAAACTAACACTCTCCATATTATAATTGGTTGTGCAATAGCTCTTATCGGCCTTGAATTATGGTTAAATAAGGGCTATTTCTTTTGGCCACCAAATGCAAGCTCAGTACTTAATGACGATGTTGTTGGTTTTTTCGGCACAGCTTTAGGTTGCGGAATTATTCTATGGAGTTTTAGCAAAGATCAAAACCATAAAATCAATCAAATATTTCTAACCTTAGCTACTGCATTCATGACATTATTAGCATTTGTAGAACTTGGACATGCTCTCTTTATGCATTATCCAAGAATATTTACAAATGTAATTACAGACGTAGCACTAATTGCGGTCATTATGTACGTAGCAAGGCACTCTGACACTAAATAGAAAGTAGGAAGTGAGGTGATGAGATACACCGAAATAATGCAAATTATTGGCATGATTGCACCAAGTATCTTTACTTACGTACTCGCAAGTAAGAAAAGCAATCACGATATATTAAAAGACAATCTAAATATATTACAGCGTGAAATTGAAACCACTCGACTTGAGAATGACAGCCTTAGGAAGCAAGTTCTCGAGTTAATGAGTGAAAACGCTCGTTTGAAAAATCAAATTAAAGTATTAAGAAAGAAGTAATAGCGATGAAGCCATCAATCATGACAATGAACTATGTAACCTTAATTCAAGACGAAAAAATGACAATTGCTGAAGTTCCTGAGACTTTAAGACCAGAAGTTGAGCGTTGGCTTAACTATTTCTCAACAGGTCAATTGCCAACCATTGCAACAAATGGTAATGCTGCAGGAGGTACTACTAATGAAAATTAATGACTATTTAGGTTTGCTAATTATTGTAGCTTGGATTATCAAGAGCTTTTTCGACTATTTAAAGGTCAAAGACCCTAAAATGGCCGAAAAGTTTCAAATTATTGATGATATTGCGGAGTGGGCTGTTAGTCTTCAAGCTACTAAAGACATTAGCAATGCTCAAAAGCAAGTTAACGCAACTCAAGCAGTTGTTGAACAGGCTAAGAAGGCTGGAGTACCTATTACAGAAGCAAGCGCAAAAGGTGCTGTTGAAAAAGCGGTTGCAGAAAAAAAGAGCATCCCTCAACCAGAACCTGTTAAGGCTTCTAAAATTAAGAGCGCTCCTGTTCCTGCTGTAACCATAACCAAGAAAGACGATAGATTAGATGATTTACATCTATGAAAAGCAGACATCAGTTGAAAATTGCAGGCAGAAAGCCAACTGAGTATTGGTATCGGTCTGAAATTTCTGAAAAAACACAAAGAAAAATTGATAAAAAAGCAATTAATCGACGTACACGAATGATTGATAAGCGAGATTTAAGAAAAGAGGTAGCTAATGGTTTTAAATGCAATTGATATTGCTAGTCCTTATCAAGATGACATTAACATTGCAGCAACTGGTGCTGATATCGTAATAATTAAAGTTACGGAAGGTACATCAGTTGTCAATCCTTACTGGAAGACGTGGGCTAACCAGACATTAGCTCAAGGTAAGTGCTTAGGCTTGTATCACTGGGCTACTGAAGCTGATACGACAGCTCAAGTTAATGCCTTCTTCAATGCTATTGGGGGTTACAAGGATAAGGCTGTGCTGTTTGTTGATTATGAAGACTATACTTCGGAAAATGGGCCAAAACCTATCAAACACAGCGGAACCAGAATAGCTCGTGAAATTCTTGAAAAAGGAAGCGCTAAGGCTGGCAAGCCTTTAGGGCTGTATATTGCACTATCTACAGAAAACTCACAAGACTGGAGCTTTGCAGCAAAGAAATATCCTTTATGGGTTGCTCAGTATAATGTAACTGCTCCTACTTATGGGTTTCAAAATCCAGTTATGATTGGCAGTCCTAAATATTGGGATACTATCACACTTCATCAATGGACTGGCACTGGTCATATTTCAGGACATTCAGGAAATATTGACGTAAGTGTGTTTTATGGAGACAAAGCAACGTGGAATAAGTTAGTAGCAAGTAATGGAACAAGTGAAATGGAGGTAGACGAGGAAATGGCATGGCATCCAGAGGTTAAATGGAATCAGCTAGGTATGTTTAGAATTAATCGTGAAGGTGGAATTAATCTCTACACAAATTCAGAATTAGCATTTGTTACTCAAGAAAATGGAGCTGATGCGGTTCGTAAGTATGGAGACTTTGTTGTATGGGAAGCCAAGAAAGGTGCTGTTCGGCTCGGAACTGATACGCAATGGGCAAGCCAAGCAGACGGTTTAACCAAGATTAACCCACTAGCAGTAAACGACAACGCACATGCCAAGTGCAAGATAGTTGCTGATGATGCTTACACACAAAACGAACCTAAAGCAGGTGCAGCAGGAATTAAGCATTTACCTAAAGACAGCACTTGGACAGTATTTGGACGTCAAGGCAAGTATTTGATTGTTGGTGGTGGTTCTGATGGCAAGTACGTTGATGGTGATAAGGCTGTTATTGTGCTATAATTTAAGTACGCTGAGCTAACTTGTTAAATCAAGTTAGACTCACTATTTTGAGCAGAGAAAAAGACCGTAGGAACCTTAGTCCTACGGCCTTTTTTTGTTGAAAAAACTCAACTTTTTTCTCCTAAAACTATTGACATATGCACCCGAGGGGTGTATTATAATAATTGAAAGGAGGGAGATAAGTTGAGAAAGAAACTTGAGCTTAAAGAAATCAACATCACAATTTCAATTTTCTTCATAACGATTTCTTTCAAGCTGGCTAATAAATCTTAGGAAAGTCCCCCGAAAGGGGGCAACTTTCCTGCACTCTCAACTTATCAATAAAATTATGAAATTTCAAGTAAAAATAAGAAAAACAACAAGAAAAGAAAAAATAAGAGATTTAATTTCTTATTCAATTTTAGGAATTATTATTTGGTATTTTTTCTTCAAAAATTAATTATTGTTGAAAGGGTTTTAAATAAAACTCTTTTTATTTTGCACAAAAAAGACTCACACTTAGTGAGCCTTTGACCGAACATTGAAAAGAGAAAGAGTTCGGTATTGATTTAACAACCATGTAAAATCAAGCGGTTATGTACCGCAGAAAAATTATCACATTTTTATTTGATTTTGTCAAAAAAAGCATTGACATATGCACCCGAGGGGTGTATTATAATAATTGAAAAGAGAAAGAAAAAAGAAAGGAATTTAACAACCATGACTTGGAACGATTTCGAAAAAAACTACAAATTCAAAGGCTTTACAGAAGACCAATTTAAGGCATACTCAAACAACTACAGCAAATTTACTGGTAAGCATGTATCAGATGACAATAACCACGTTGTTGTAAGAGTTGCATGGAATAATATTATTAAAACTAGATACGGCTTCGCAATGATTATTGATCGTAACCACGTTGTTTTTGGAAAAAACTGGCAATTATGGGGAAACGGTCAATGGAATGAAGACATCGTTGTTAGCTTTAACCGTCAATTCTTCAATATTAAAGAATTTGGCGATTTTGAAGAATTTGCCGAAGAAGGCGACATCAAGAGTTTTGATGATTTAGTTGAAATGGCTAAAGCACAAGAAAAGCAGGATATGTTTGTAGGCGAAAGCAACACTTTTATTAACAAATTTTTTGCATTAGCATAAGGAGAATTAAATTATGGAAAATATTACAAAGTTAGCAATTGAATTGGGCTTGAACGACAGGGTTTCACGCCCTTCTTTGGAAAAAGCTGAGGAAACCATTCATGGTAAGATGTTTGACTTACCATCTATTGCAAAATACACTGGAATTTCAATTTATAGACTCAAAAATTTATCTAGTGGAAGAACTCCACTAAAAAGTTTGCCAGATAAAGATTTACAAAAAATAGCTACCTTTAATGATTTGTGTAGCATTTTTGACAAATTGGCAGAAAAAATCCAGTAATTGTATTTACATATGCACCTTATAAGTGTATTATGATAATTGAAAAGAGAAAGATAAAAAACGATAGGAGATTTAACAATGAAAGCAGAACAAATTTTAGAATTATCAAAAAACGAAAAAATCGACATCTACAACTATTATGACGAAGGCAAAGGCATTAATGTGTCTACCTTCAACACAATTGATGCAATTAATGATTTGGCATCTCTAAAAGTTAAATATTCAGAAAGAGACCAAGACGCTTATCTTGATGAAGAAGTTGAAGCAATCTATGAAGACTTTGATTACTTGAACAAAGCAATTGATATCGACGAAGATAGCAAGTACAGCGACGTGGTTAAGCAAACTGCAGATGCAATTGACTACTTCAAGAACTTCGAAGATCCAATAGTTGTTGACTACAACGAAGCATCATTTGACTTAGACATCAACAGCTACTTCGAGCTAACTGATTTCACCAGTTTTGAACAACTTGCAGATGGAGACTCAAAGTTAGTTCCAGCAATTCATAGATTGCAAAGCGACATTGAAGACGCTGAATATTAATAAATATTTTTGTAAAATATAAAATTTCACAAACTAAAAAAGGCACTAAAATTAGTGCCTTTTTATTTTTTCACAAACTTTTTTTGAAATTCTGCACAATTTTTGCACAATTTTGCAAGGGTGTAAGGGCGCAAATCATTGATATATAAGCATTCTTAGATATAACTTCGTATAATCAATATTATAATTTGATTAAAATTTGAGGTGTTGTGAGGCTTTGAAAGCCTGATATAATAGCATTTTAAAAAATGGGAGATGATAGGAAATTTTAAAAACTGCACAATTTTTGCACAATTTTCGTGAAAAAGTTTTTTGAAAAAAACAAAAATAATTTTCCGACTTTGTGAAAAAATAAAGCCCCAAAATAGAGCTTCATTTTTTCAAAGATTTTGCAAAACATTTTTGATTTTAGTTTCCTCTTGCTTCTTTTTCTCTTCAAGAAGATAAGCATATATTTCAGTAGTAGTTGATACATTCTTATGCCCAAGTCTTTGGCTGATTGTTAGAATATCGACTCCAGCATTTAAAAGCAATGCAACATGAGTGTGACGTAAGGAATGGAAGTGGAAGCCGTGACGTTTAATACCACACTCTTTCATTAAACGTTTTAGAGCAAAGTTTAACGAGGATGGGTCTGGAACTATACCATTTGGTTGCTGGAAGATGAGTTTTTTCTTGTTAACTTTCAAATCTTGAAGCAAGTTGTATAGATCTTTCGTAATTGAAACGGTCCTCACTGAGCTTTCGGTTTTAGGCTTAGATACAATACCATCACGATTTCGTTGCTTAGTAATAGTAATGGATGTCGGGGTCAAATCATCCCAAGTTAATGCAGCCAGTTCTGATAATCTAGCTCCAGTTTCGATTGCTGTTAATATGAAGTAGGGTGCTACTCTAGTAGTGTTAAGATTGTCTTTGATGTGACTAACAAGTGTCTTTACATCAGCAAGGCTTAGATAGTCAATTTTTCGTTTATCCTGTGCTTTTTCTGGGATTTGAACAAAAGAGGTAACATCTCGAACAACCAGTCCATCAGCTAATGCCAATTTCATAATCTGACTAAATACAACGGCTGTCTGATTAACCGTAGACTTCGAGTATTTAATTGAAAGTTGATTAAGTAGTGACTGGAACATTGACCTAGTAATCTGCTTGATAGGGATGTTAGGAAAATTGGATTCAATCCGTTTGAGTGCTACTTTATAAGCAGTTAAAGTAGCAGGACGTACACGATTTTCGACATTATATTTAATAAAATCTTCGGCATAGTCGAAAAAGGGAGGATTAGCTAGTACACTTTCCCCTTGAGCCTGCCGACTTTCAAATTCTCCAAGGGCAATTTGTGCTTGACGTTTGGTATTAAATCCACTTTGAAATTTGGATTTCCTAGTTAAAACTGTTTTTCCAGACTCTGGATCAACTGAATGTTCAAACCAAAAAGCTCTAAATGCCCAATTACCATTTTCATTTTTTATGATTTGTGACATAATAATATTGTCCTTTCTTAAAGACTTTCTCCATATTAAGGTTTATGTTAGGACAGAAAAGACCGCCTCTTGGGCGGCCTTTTTTTCTGCAAACAAATCTTAAATCTTGTGATATGATTAAATTGAAACGAACATAACATCCCCTCGGAAGGGATGCATAAAAAAGACTACATCACAAAATATCTAAGATCCTGACCGCTTTCCCAACTATACGGACTGGGTCTTTTTTTGTACCTAAAATTGGTTCGAAGTCCTCATTATCTGGAACTAAGAGGATTGCATTGTTGACGTGCCTGACTCGTTTAAGAGTAGCTTCATTAGCATCTTCACCAACAAGAACTGCAGCAATCTCTCCATCTTCAACAGTAGGCTGTTGCCTAATAATTGCAATAGCACCATCGTGAATAGTTGGTTCCATTGAGTGACCTCGACATTTCAAACCAAAGTAGGTAGCATCATCAGAAGGAACAAGCGAAAGATAATCTTCGATATTCTGTTCTGCCAGAATAGGCTCTCCACAAGCTATTGTTCCAATTACTGGGATTATAGATGAACTAGTTTGATAATTATTGTTTGGTTCATGAAGCATGCTTAAATCTTCATTTGAATATTCTACGGCAGAAGTTCCAAACATTAATTCTTTGACACTAACACCAATTAAATTAGAAATATTAACAACAGCACTCATTTTAGGAGATTTTTTCTTAGATTCCCAATAAGAAACTGTTTGCTTTGAAACTCCTAATTTCTCTCCAAGTTCAGTTTGAGAAATATGTTGTTTTTTCCTATATTCTTTTAAAGCCTTAGCTAAGTTATTACTTGCAATTTCGGCTGCACCTGATATTGACATTTTTTCACCTCCTTTAATACTTACATTATACACTAAAAGTTGAATTATTCAATTAATGGTTGATTTAAACTAAAAAAAGTTGAAAAAATATAAAATTTACAGTTGACTTCAATTCTTAAAACGTTAAACTTATAGTTGAACTGATGGAAAGGAGGAAACTTAATGAATGGCAAAAAAATCACTTGGAAAACTGCTAGATTAATTGCAGGCTTTTCTCAAAAAGATGTTGCTAAAGCCTTACAGAAACTAGGTATTTCAGAATTTATGGTTGGATACTATGAGAGAAAGCCTGAGAAAATGCCTATGTTTATGGCAAGTGCTTTGTGTCATTTATATGAAATTCCGATTTCAGATATTTTTTTAGATTTTAAGTCAACCGTAAGTAGAACAAATCGAAAGGGTGAATAAGTTGAACAATTTACAAATTTTTAAATTTAATGATTTAGATATACGAACAGTATTAATTGACGGAGAACCGTATTTTGTTGGTAAAGACGTTGCTGAAGTTCTTGGTTATAAAAACACTAGAGATGCTTTAAAGAAGCATGTTGATAATGAAGATAAAAAGTCCGAGATTGTGAATAGTTCACAATTGTCGCAAAACGCTACGGGATATCAAAATATTGATCTAATTACAGAATCTGGTGTTTATTCATTAATTTTCGGTAGCAAGTTACCAACAGCAAAAAAATTTAAGCATTGGGTAACTAGTGAAGTCTTACCAGCAATCCGCAAACACGGTGCTTATATGACCGACGAGAAGATTGAAGAAGTCTTATACAATCCAGATACTTTAATCAAGTTAGCCACTCAGCTCAAAGATGAACGTGAAGGCCGACTAATTGCTGAACAACAAGTTGCTGAATTAAAGCCTAAAGCTAGTTACTATGACACAATCTTGAACAACAAAGACTTAGTCCCAGTATCTTACATTGCTAAAGATTACGGCTATTCAGCAAAGGGCTTCAACTTACTACTCAAAGAATTGAAGATCCAATACAAGCTCGCAGGAACATGGTTACTTAAATCTAAGTATCAATCTTATGGTTGGACTTCAACTGCTAGTTATCCAATTGAAACAATTCACGGACACAAAACTAGCACAATCATGAAATGGACTCAAAAAGGGCGCTTAGGTTTGTACAACGAGCTTAAAAAGCATGGAATTCTACCGATGATTGAAAGAGAGGATGTAGTAAATGGCTAGCTTAACATGTGACTATTGCGGTAAAGATCTTCATAAGTCTAAAGAGATTTTTTTGGCAGACAGTGACTCGTTGTATTGCTCACAAGTATGTTTGCAATACGGTGAAGTGATTTCAAACTTCTATAGCTATAATGATGCTGTCGAATTTATGAAAAAGCACGGAAGCTATAACAGAATTCTTGAAGGTCAAGAACTTGCACAACAAGAACAAGCTCACAGAATGCTGGATGAAGATTAGGAGGTTGAAAAATGGACTTTATTTACGGGATTGTTTTGGGCTTCTTAGTAATTAACCTAATAAGCGATATTTACATTTATCACAATATTAACGTGCTTTATAAGCAGATTAAGCAAATACAAGATATTTTGGACAAATAAAAAAGCCCTAGATTAGGACTTGAAATTATTGGCGAACGCTTGATTGGCAGTGAAAATGGCTTGAGCCAATTCTTGACGATCTAGAGTTGAATCATTGAAGCCTTGCATTCTATGAAGCTTAACTATAACAGCATTTACAGCATCAGCTTGTTTAGGCGTACAAACTGCAAGTACTTTACCACTAGCTTCAAGTGCAAGTTGAAGGTCTTGGGTTACATAAGTGCTGAGATAAGCATTTGTAGCACCTAAAAAGTTAAGTATCAATTTATTTTTTTCATCAATTAAATGATTTTCACGCTTAAGTGCTTCAATTTCACGAGCAAATTCTTCTTTAGATAATTCAACTTTAATAACGGTGCGATGGTTGTAATAAGCACTAATACAGCCAATTGCAGGTCCTAATAAGTATACAAAAAATTTCAATAGATTCATAAAAATTCCTCCTTTTTTATATTTTAAGTCTAAAACAATGAGGAATAAGCAAGCAATAAGAGAGGGGAGCAAAAGTTTTGACAAAAAAATACAGTATTTGTCGGGTTGTGTTTAACGGAAAAAGTGGTGAATGCTACAAAGGCTACATAATTAGTCGAAACTTTGAAGAAACTGCGAGTATTTTTGCACAAAATCATAGTTTCGTGCTTGAATTCATTCCTTTGTGGAAAGCGGTCCTATTCAAGAAACCGAGAGGCCAATGGACATATTTAAAAGATGTGTCACTTGAGTACCTGCGAGAAACTCGCTTCAAGGTGGAAAGATACAGCGATTCTGTAGAGATGAGGATCTAAGGAGGTAGTAGGAAATGGCTAAAATTTCAATCTCAAAAAACGACATCTGCCAACTTATTAATGGCTCTGATTTAGGAGTTAAGGCACTACTTCTAAAAGAAGACAGTGAAATTATCATAGCACGTGGTTGTTTTGGATTAGTATTTGACCTTAACAAAAATTTGACAGAATTATTTCCAGACCATCCAGAACTTGAAGCAGTTGTGTTTGAAGGCTTGATTAAGCAGTATCGAAGCATGATTAATTTCAAGATGCCAGATGCTGAATACTTTAAGAAGCACAATAAGCAAGAATTCAGCAAAGACGTATTAATAATTTCAGATAACTTCTTCGATGGCTTCTGGTTAGGCTACGACATTAGAAGTGATGATTATTTACTAACTTGGGAAGATTACTCAGTAAGAGCACCTTTAGACATCAAGTTCTATCTCGTTAAACCTGTGCCTTTTAAAGGAAAAGAATACGAAGAGCTCGACAACTTCATTAAATCAACGTATTACCGAGGAATTATAGATTTAAATTTTGTATTAGGAGATTAGACATGGAGGACTTAATTAATCGAAAATCTTTACAAGACTTAATCAAATCAACGTTTCTAGAGATGAGACCCAAGCTTGAAGATGAGCTTACTGGTAGAACTATTAAACTCGATGAATTTCGTAAGAAATACTGCGGTGGTAAGTCACCAGAATGGGTTAGGACATTTATTTTCGATAAATTTCGTAATGAAATTGACTATGAAAATGGTGGCTGGTGTATTAATCCACGTCAAAACGCTAATGGACGTTACGCAATTATATTTGAAGATACAGCTGCTAAATGGATGAAAGAAAATCGACACAGAATTAACTGGTACGCAAAGTTGAAGAATTAGAGGAGTAAATATGAACTATGAAATTATTACAAGCATGGAAAGAGAAGCAAGCAGTTACTTACCAAACCTTACTAAACATGATTTTAAGACGCTGGAACAAACAAATCACAGTAGACGGTGCTTTCAAAGTCTGGTGTATTACAGCAATGCTCTTGGCGGTCATCAGCATCTTGTGCGTGGTGTTTTTGGCTCAAAATCCTGATTTACCCTGGGACCACAATATTTAGGCAAGAAAAAAAGCAGTGCGTAACACACTACTTTTCGCCAGAAAAATTTTGTACAGAAAGGGATGTTAATTCATCCCTCAGTACAAGGATATCACAAAGGAAAGAAAAATGGGAAAACTAAGTAAGAAATTTGTCACACATTTTACAACAATCCCTAACTCAATTGCACAGAATGACCAATTGAGCTGGAAAGCACGAGGAATATTCCTCTACTTAGCATCAAAGCCTTCGGACTGGCAGTTTTATGAGATAGAGGTTGCTAGACATTCAATCGATGGCAGGGATGCATTACGAACAGGTTTAAAAGAGCTGGAAAATAATGGTTACCTTAAGCGATATCGAAAGCGGAACGAAAAAGGACAGGTCGTAGATAGTGAATGGATATTATCAGATGTCCCTATGTCTGATGAGCCTGTGTTGAATGAGCCTATGTACGAAAATCCTACACAGGTTAACCCAACAATACAAAATAAAGACCTTACAAATAAAGATAATACAAAAGAAAGAAATACAAAATATAGTCTGGCTGAGCCAGACAATAGCTCTAAGAAGGCTGATAACTCTAAGCAAGTAAAGGCTATAGTACAATTCCTCAACGAAAAAACAGGTAGTCATTATCGAGCATCTTCAGCTAAGACTAAGAAGCTTATACATACGAGGCTCAAAGAAGGCTTTACAGTCGATGACTTTGAGAAAGTAATAGTTAAGAAGTGCAAGGATTGGAAAGCAGATACAAAGATGGCTAAGTATCTCAGACCTGAGACACTGTTTGGAACTAAATTTGAGGGTTATTTAAATGAAATTGATAGAAACAACTACTCTATCAACAATTGGAGCAGTTGGGAGGCTAAATTATGAAAATGACAGAAGACGAAAGAAACTTTATAGATTACTTTGTAAACAGATATACAGGTCACTTGTGTGCATTGTTTAGTGAATGGAAAGCACCTGAAGCATTAGGCTTATCAAATTGGAGCGTAACTTCAAACAATTGTTTTGGAATATGGTTTAAATTTTCCCCAATAAATTGGGATTTGGTGTGCAGACCTGATGGAACAATTGAACTTATTAGTAGTTTAGGGACAACAAATGTTCACTTAACACCAAACTTAACTAGAAAATATAGATCTGTTTTTCCAAAGCCTTTTAATATTACTGAAAAAGACAGCAATGCATTAGGTTGGTTTAAACATTTATCTGCTGAAGAGCAGAAGAATGTTAAGTCTATGTACGAACAAATTGACAAAATTTACAACAGCTTTATGGAAGGCAAGCAAGATGAAAAACGTAGCTAATCTCTTAGCAGTTGTTGAAGTTGATGAAACCTGCCCAAAACATAAGTGCAAGTTAGCAACTATTGTTGGCAGGGATGTTAAGCCAGTCTGTCCTAAATGTGAACTTGAGAAACTGTTAGCCGAAAAGAAGTCATTTGACCAGAAAATTACAGCTGAGCTTAGCAAGCGTTGGCTAAGACGTGACTCACTTGTAGATGATGAGGACACATTCAAGTGCAGCTTCGATAACTTCAACCATGAGCCTGGAACGCAAGAGGATAGAGTTTATGAGCTGTGTCATAAAATTGCGGGTCAGTACTATCAGTATCCTGATGCAAAATTCAACACGTTGCTTGTAGGAACTGCAGGGACTGGGAAGTCACATCTTGCAATGTCAATGTTGAAAGCTGTTAATGACCATTCAAAAGGTCATAAGTGCTTATTTATTAATATTGCTGAATTATTCCAAAAGATTAGAAACTCTTTCAATGATCCAAGCGAGTATTGGACAGAAGGCCGAGCAGTTTCAAAGATTACTGATGCTGATTTAGTTGTTTTAGATGACTTAGGGACTGAGGCCAGTATGAGAGCTTCTGGAGATGAAGCCAGTCAGTTTGTACAGCGTGTACTCTACAGCATACTTAACTCTCAGAAAAGAATTATCGTAACAAGCAATTTAACTGTTGAACAGTTTCAAAAAGTATACAATCAGAAGCTTTTTTCACGACTTACACGAGGTGCAAAAGGACATGTGGTAGATTTTACAGAATTAAAGGATAAGCGCTCAGAATGGCAGAATTTGATGAAATAAAAGAAGGTTATCAAGTGATTAATAGAGTAGTTTTAGTTGGTCGATTGACCAAAGACATCAATTTGAGAAAAACACAGAGTGGAATTTCAGTTGGACTCTTTACTCTGGCAGTGAACAGACAGTACAGCAAAGATAAAGAACACAAAGAAGCGGACTTTGTCAGCTGTATTATCTGGCGTAAGGGTGCTGAAATCCTATCACAGTACACTCACAAGGGCTCAAGGATTGGGATTGATGGTCGTATCCAAACCAGAAATTACGAAGACAAGAATGGCCAAAGAGTTTATGTGACCGAAGTTGTTGTAGATAACTTTGAACTTCTGGATAGTAAGCCAGAACAATCTACTACAAGTGCACCTGTTGCTCAGACTCAAACCACGACGCAAGCACAACCAGCTCAACAAACTCCAGATCCATTTGCAGATGGTGGAGACACAATTGATATCAGCGATGATGATTTACCATTCTAGGAGGTAAGCATGGAAGCACAACAGCTTGAAGATATTCAAGCCCTTGAAAAGAAATATGGCTCTTTGTCACAAGTTCCTGAAGACAATGAAAAATTGTTGAAACTTAGAAAGAGTTTCAGTAGGAGTTATCAAGATATTCCAATTTCTGAAACTTTGAAAAGGTCAGTGACTGAGAATTCACTTCATAGAATTAAGGTTGCTGCAAGAAATGTTGGCGAACAAGGTCGCAAAGAGATTGTTAAATTGCTAAAAGAAGGCTACACATCAACTGAAATTTGTACAAACTTTGGATACAACACTTCAGCAATCTCAGGAGTTAGAAAAATCTATCATATAGAAGCAAGACCGCACTTTATGTATGAGTTAAGGAAAAATGGTAAACCAGTTTTCTATGCTCAAACTATTGGTCAGGTCCGTGATTTCACAGACTATCAGCCAATTAGAACTCACTACACTGCATATAGATACATCAAAGAAGAGCTATCTGAGCAAGGATATGTACTCACAAGAGGTTATTACAACTGGAGATGCATCCCTAAAAACTGCTTAGTTAATTTCAGCAAAGGTGAGGACATGTTCCTTATGAAGAAAGGCGATGTAAAATTTGATAATTGAGTTTACAATTCCAGGCAAACCTGTAGGACAAGGCAGACCACGCTTTTCTAGGCATCGAGGATACGTTCAAACATATGATCCAGCTAAATCTCGACAGTATAAGGCAATGGCAACGATGTGTGCTCAAAGGGTCTATTCAGGCGAGCCACTGGAAACACCGCTAAAAATTACAGTCAAAGCATACTTTGGCTTGTATAAGTCTTATACCAAGAAAAGACGTGAAGCTTGTTTATCTGGGCAAGAAGTTCCGACAAAAAAGCCAGACATTGACAACATTGTAAAAGGCATAATGGATAGCCTTAATGGAGTTATTTATCACGATGATAAACAAGTTATCCAGCTTGTAGCTTTTAAAGCATACGCAGAAAAGCCAAGAGTTGAAGTTATAGTGGAGGAGTTGGAACAATGACCAAATTAAAATGTACAAGATTAATTTTCGAAAAATATGATCGTGTAGTTACTGTAGAGTATAAACACGTAATCGATGCAATGTCAGAACACAAGCCAATTGTTGGTCGTTCAGCAGATTTTAGAAATGACAATGGAGAATACTATTTTGCTGATAAATTAAAAGAAGTAGCATTTAATCCAAAATTTGTGTTTTATGCTGAGCCAATTGAAGTTCTTGAGAAATTTGAAGAAACCAAACTTTATCAGAAAAAATTAGCTCAGTTAGACGAACTTCAACGTACAATTGAAAATTCAAAATTTTATAAAAGCCAAAATTTAAAATTTGTTGTTAGAAAGTCTATCTCTAAGTTCGATAACCAAATTTCATCATTACAATTTTTTGATAAAGATAGCCACGAGGCAATGTTTTCAGTAAATGATTTTCTAAAAAACGGTGGCATCATTATTTATAACCAACAAAAAGTTGTTACTACTGGTTTGGAAAAATCTGGCGGAGGACTCTACATTTTGGAGGATTAACATTGAAAAAAGAAATTACTTTAATAGATAAATATATTGCTGGAAAAGTTGCTTACAGTTTGTGGCGTAGTAGGGATGCATTGTTTGTTTTTGAAAAAAATAATTTCTATGAAAAGCTTAAGTCTCTATCTAAAGAAACTGATGTAAATATAGGGGCTAAATGGTTTGAAACTGGTTTAACAAAAATTAAATATGGAGAACTTGTTGACAACGATTGCAGACTTAGTATTTTCTACGATGACCAGAAAATAAAAGTTTTGTTTAAAGGAAACATTCCAGGAGTTTATACCACTGTCACTTTTGATGTCATAGGTTAAAAAAATGAATAAAAAGATTTATAAAAAAGTAGCTGACCTTCTTGAAGAAAAATTTGGACACAACAAACTTGAAATATTGAATATTGAGCCTTGTGAAGACTACCCAAATGGGCCTTACTATCAAGTTATAACCAAATCTTTAGAAGATGGAAGGCAATATGTAAACATTGCAGTTTTGGGAGAAAAAGATCACAGGAGAAAAGATTTGAAAAACGAGTCATTAAAATATTTAACCTGCCAAATTGGCCGTCAATTAGCGTTAAACAAGATAGAGAAGAATTATCCTAATATTGTTAATGCGGTAGAAAAAGAACACAAATTTAACTATTTTAATCCAGACAAGGGATATAGCTATAGTTTCACTTTCACAGTTATGAGTTATGACTACTTAGTTGACACGTTAACAATCACAGTAGTTGTTACTGAAGATGATTTGAAAAATCCACCTGATTATTCAAGAGACTTAAACTATAAAGCAGCAATGCAACAGCTAAATCTGTCAGAAATTGGGATCATTAGAAAACGATATTATGAATTTATGAAAAATGCTATTTCAAACTTGTTCTATGCCCAGGTGTTACTGCTAATCGGTGTCTTTACCGCAATTATTGCATTATCAATACAAGGCTCTGATAATATTCCACTACTTGGCTTTGCAACGTTTTTACTAGTAGTTTCTGGAAGTTGGGCTATTAGTGAACAATTTTTTAGCTTTAAAAAGGAAATGAAATTCATTTCCCGTTTAGAAGAATTGAAGTGGAGGGTTGAGAGTGACAAAGAAATGTAAAAAGTGCGGTTTTGATGCAACGATTGAAGCACTGCTTGCGATTGATTGCGTTATTGCAATAGGGATGTTCTTTATTGGAATTATCCTCAAGAAATATGGCTATATTTTCGGCCTTGTAGGCATTATTTTCTCAATGGGTATACTTTTATGGACACAAGCTGAAAGAGCCAACAGACGTGAAATTAGGGATAAATTACGAGAGGTAAATTATGACAAGAGAAGATAAAGAGTGGCATGAAATTGCTAAGATGAATTTAGAAGAACTTGTTGATTTCATTCATTTAACTTTTTGGGATTATGAAGAAACAGGAAACGACAAGTATCTAATGCAACTCAAAGTTGCAGGGCATTATTTGAACCGTAAGGCTTTAGATATACAACTTGCTGAAGTTTTCAGTTTAAAAAATAAAGGGGAATAAAAGATGAGGAGTGTGGCAGTTGTGACGCTATTTCCTGAAGTTGATACAGAAAAAACCGCTAAAAAAGTTAAACAATTCTTACGTGGGGACTTTGTAAGAGCGATTAGACTTAGTGGGTATGATTTAAATTCTTTAAGCAGTCCGAAGCTGTCACTAGCTCCAGCACACGGAGCAACGGGGAACATTATTGAACGTCAAATTATTAGGAGTCTGGAAGCTAAGACAATTGTACAAGCTGTTCATGAGAGTATTTTTCGATGCACTGCAACCAGTCGACAGATACTAATTGGAATTTACATTGAAGAAAAGCCAATCTTTCAAGTATCAAGATTAGTTCAGTATCAGCATACTCAATTTGATGTAATGCATAGACGTGCATTAAACGAGTTTGCAGATAGATTTGAGTATTGGCAAGGCGTACTTTGTGTTAAAGATCCAGAAGACTTACACGTTTATCGAGGAAATGACAATGAATGAAACAATTAGCGATATGATGGTTGATACCTGGAACAATTACTCCATAGCAGGGATGAAAGTAGAAGACTTTATCGTTTACACAAACACATTGAAAGAATGTTTACGAGATGGAAAAGCTTTATTTGATAAGGACTTTACAATTGCTGACATAGACACAGTTGACAGTATTCTTAGATTGCTAATGAAGTACAATGACACAGTTGACAGCGTAGCAAATGCACATCCTAAAGGCTTCGAAGTTGAGAAACAACCAATCCATGAAACAACAGAATTGGACCTGTTTGACCTTTTACCAGAACACAAAAAATAAAAAACGGAAAAAGACCGGAAAAAGACCGGAAGTCATGCGGAAGGATATCAGATAATATTAGTAATGTAGCGAAATGAAGCTACACGATGCGGAAATTCAGTATAAATGTGGGACCAATTCGTTTATGGATTCTCCTAGAACATTAAGACCAAGACTGGTGTGTAATAGCGGTTCGAGTCCGCTACTTGGTTATAGGGATATGCTAGTAGTTGTAGGCATCCCTACTGTTAAAATGTTGAATTAACCTTAACTTTTATAAATTATTGTAGATTTTTTAGTTTTTTCATTTTATTCCTCATTTTATAATGCAAAAATCAAACACGGCTGGTGCTTTTATCGCAGTTCGATTCTGCAACGTGTTTTAGTCTGCGACGACCCTCAACGGTTTCGAGGAGAGCGGACATGGAGCTAACTGCAATAAACAGTTAGACACGATGTAAACATTGCGAGACAGCTTAAATGCTCTTAGTTGTCTGAGTAGTAGTTGGTGGAACTCAACGAGTTTTCGAGAGCTCGGCTACTCATAGCCCTTAAATGGGCCATCTAGCTAAGTAACGCTTAAAGTTTTCATGTATTTTTTTCTCAAAACCAGTGGCTCATTCAGGAGCAAAGAGGTTGCGATACCTCCACCGGTTTTATTTTTTTACGGAGGTGCAACACAAACATGATTTCAAAAGACCAATTCTGGAAGATTGCTGGTGTTACACAACATATTCAATTTGAGAATTATTTGAGAAAGATTGTTTTTGATCCAGAAAAACGCAATAACTTTTTTAAACAATTATTGAGCTTAGACGCACAATGTGTGGTTCAAGATACTTTCAAGCAATACTTTGAAGAATACGCAGCAGAAAGGAAAGCTAATCAGCAAGACTACACACCTGATGAAGTATCCAAACTCTTATCCATCATTGTTAACACAAAGTACGATGATGATTTCAAGAATGACATAGAAAAGAGATACTTTCACAAGAAAGGCTATACTGCTGCAGATATTACTGCAGGGACTGGCTCATTACTAATTCAAAAGTGGTGGGCTGATATGACTGCAGAATTACCTTGGACATATGTTCCTCATAGATACTTTTACTTTGCGTCAGAACTGGCAGACAATGTTATTCCATACTTGCTATGTAATTTAGCTTTGCGTGGAATGAATGCAATTGTAGTTCACGGGGATGCATTAACTGGCGAAACTAAACAAGTATATTTCATACAGAATAGCAAAGATGACTATTTAAGTTTCAGTGATATTAATGTAATGCCTCACAGTAAGCAGGTTGCGGAAGAGTTCAATGTTACTAAATGGCTTGAAGAAGCAATCGACCATATTGAGTCAAAGAAGATTATTAGACGCAAAGATTATGGACCAATGCTAAAGCGTGCATTGCATATGCAAACTGGGGGGGGTAAGCAAGCCCTTTATCCCACCATCTGAGAACCAAATGTTACTCGGAAGATTTGCAACTATTGAACGTGCAAAAGCAAAAAAAGTATATCCAAAAGGAACGGTGGTGATTCAGATATCAGCGACCAGAGGACAGTGCGGTATGCTGACATCAAGTGGTGAAGTTGGCAGTCAGTACGCTTGTATTCAATTCAAGCCGTACATTGATAGCTTTACTGGTTGGATGAAAGTTAAGCAAGAGATACCTCGGTGGCGTCACAAGTATCAAGAAGGATTAAATATTAAGCTAGAAGATATAGGCAAGATACCATTTAACATCCCAATCAATTGGCTGTTACCATTTGAAGAACAGCAGCGATTAAAAGAAGAGCGAGGTTACGTATGAGAGTTCATATGTGCGGACAACGTGGTTGTCATACAGTTGTACCAATCAAGCAACGCTATTGTGATGTGCATGCACCGCTTCATAAATACATCCCTAAGCCAGTTAGTCACGAGCAACGCCTACTCTATTACAAACACTACAACAGGTTTGAACGTAGTGAAGAAGCAACAGAGTTCTATTCAAGTGCTAAGTGGAAAAGAGTTCGTGAGTATGTTGCTAGTCGTGACCTGTACACAAGCGCAGTTAGTGGCCGAGTTATTGATGACCATGATTTGATTGTTGACCATATCGTTCCACGTCGTTTGTGCCAGAACCCACTGGATACGAGCAATCTTTGGTGTTTGTCCAAGGGGGAACACACACGCAAGACAATTCTTGAACAAAAAATTGCTGAAAAGAAAAATGGTGACGCAATTTTGAAACACGCAACCAAAAAATGGTGGCTAAAAGTTTTGAGAGAAAAAATAAATTGATACCCCCCGCCTGGGGAAGGGGCCTACAGCACACAACAGGGGAGTCATCTTTTTAGCCAGATGCAAAAATCAATATTTTCATGGAGGGGGCAAAACGTGAGTTTGCCTTTTTTGTTTTGAAAGGAGGAAAAGCGGAAAAATGGCCAAAGGACGCAACTTGAAATTGACAACTGATCCAAATTCACGACCTGAGCAACGTGAACAAACGGAAAAATTGAAAAAAGTTACTGAGAATTGGACACCGCTTCAAAAAACACCGCCCTCATACATGAAAGGCACACTTGCTGCGACAATTTGGCAACGGCTCATTCCAATTCTTCAAGAAACTGGTGTAGTTAAACAGGCTGACAAGGCTACAGTTGAATGCTTGTGTTCGGCAATCCAGTTGTATCGTGAAGCTTTTGAAAATGTGCAGAAAAATGGCATTCAGCGTGAAGTTTGGACGACTCCAATATTACCAACTGGCGAAACTTTGGAGAAAGAGTTCACTCGCTATCAGAAGAACCCTGCAGTAACAACAATGGACAGCGCAATGAAGCAAATTAAGACTTTTAGTTCTGATTTAGGACTAACTCCAGCCAGTCGTGCAAGTTTAATGGCAAGTATTGATAGTCAAGACGATGACACACCAAGCTTGGCTGAGATTTTAAATGCAAAAAGTGGTGACTTTTAATGAAAAAGTATGACTTTACTAAGAAAGGTTTCGACCTTCAAACGGCTTATACAGAAGAAAAAGACGCAGGCAAGTACACTGAAATCTTTAAGACCTATAGAGACCCTTTAACCAAGTACGCTTTTTCAGTTTTAGAAGGAAGAGTCCAGGCTGGTTACATGATTAAACTAGCCTGCTTCAGACACCTACAAGACTTAAGACGGCAGAAAGAAGACCCTGAATTCAAGTATCACTATGATTTGAACAAGGCACGAGCAATTCTAAACTTTGCTAAATTGGTTCCTGATGTTAACGCTGGTGTTCCTTTACCACTTGTAGACTTTCAGAAAGCAATTCTTTGTTCTATTGTTGCTTGGCGTGACGAAAAAGACCGTGTTCGCTATGTACGTGCAACTCTTTCAATGGCTAGAACTAATGGTAAGACATACATTGCAGCTATCTTAGCTGCTTTTTATTTTCTAATCGAAGCCAACGACACTTACAACCGAAAATACTTGTTTGTAGCTCCAACAACCGACCAATCTCGAGTAGGGTTTGACTATCTTAGAACCATGTTTCGAAAGATGAGTGAAAGTCCAGCATTTAGGCAGACATTCAAAGACCAGCAAATTGATGTCTTAACCGACCAAATTATTTCACGGGTATACAACAACATCTTGATGCGGAAGTCTTATGAGTCAGGACAGTTAGACTCATTTCACTATCAATTTGCTGTTGGTGATGAAGTGGGTGATGACAAGTACATTGGAAAGATTAGAACTGGTAACGGAAAAATCACTTCAGGACAAGCACAAGAACCTAATCATGTATTCTTACAGATATCCACAGCTTATCCAGACAGCAACTCACAATTTTACAAAGACCAAAGGCTGCTCCAGTTCGTTATGGAACGGGATTGTGACAGAGCCTTAGATGACAATCTTTGTTTGATTTGGGAACAGGACGCACTAATTGAAGTTGATAAACCTGAGACCTGGTGTAAGTCCAACCCAATTATGAATTTATCCCCTGAAAAAAAGGACCAAATGCTAAAGTCTTTGCTCTCGGAACGTGAGAACAAGATGTTAGATGGTTCAATTGAAGAATTTCAGAACAAGTCTCTTAATCTTTGGCTTCAAGTTAAAAAGAATACTTACTTGCAACTTGATGATGTTAATGCTGCTATCGTTCCTGAAGAACCAGTCAATATCTTTGGCCGTGCTGTTTATATTGGCTTTGACAAGTCGAATTTCAGCGATGATACAGCATTAGTATTTGTCTTTCCATATCTTGATGGTGCTAATAATCAGCGCTTCTATATCAAACAGCATTCCTGGGTACCTCTTGCAAGGGCTCAAAACAACATAGAGATTAAAGAAAAGCAAGATGGTATTAATTACAGGGACGCCGAGAGGAAAGGCTACTGTGACATTGCCAAGAACGAATATGGCTATATAGACGATGGGGTCATCTTTAATTGGCTAGTCGATTTTGTAGAAAAGAACCATTTAGATGTGCAATATTTCTGTTACGACCAGTGGGGGATGTCACGTATGATTGGCTGGATTGAACAGAAGCTCGACTGGAAGACTATGGCAGTTAAAAACGTTATCCAAACCTTAACTAATCCAACTATTGACTTAAGACAGAAGTTTGATACTCGTGAGATACGTTACTTAGATGATCCAATTATCAAATACTCACTTAAAAATGCTGTGTTATTCAGCAATAACAACGGAATTAAGGTCGATAAGGAAAAGGCAACAACCAAGATTGACTTTGTCGATGCTTTAATTGACGCTTGGTACACCGCAATGTTCCACTTCGATGACATCTCACTTGAGAAAAAGAACAAGAATGACCCGTTTGCAGGGATGTCTGAGCAACAAATTAACGATTATTTCACTAATAATTTTTCATTCTAGGAGGTATATATGGCTTTTTTATCGAATTTATTTAAACGGCAAAAAATGCTATCTGGCAGTTCGCCTGTTTGGATACTTAATCAAGGCCAGCCTGTCTCAATTAAGCCGAAAGCAATTACAAGCGCAATTGCCTTAAAAAATTCAGACGTTTACGCAGTTATTTCACGTGTTTCAAGTGACATAGCAGGCTGTCGATTTGTGACAAATGCTCAACCAATTACTGATGTGTTGAATGCTCCTCTTGGTAATTTGATGAGTGGTTTCAGTGTTTGGCAGGCTATGATTGTTCAAATGATGCTTACAGGAAATGCTTTTGCAATTATTGACCGTGATACAAACGGATATCCAGTACGAATTGAACCCGTACCCAACGAAAAGGTAACAGTTGCATTAGACGATTATGGCAAAGACTTAACTTATACTATTCACTTTGACGACTCGCAACGTTCTGGGGATTTCTTATACGACTCAAGTGAAGTGATTCATTTCAGATGCACAGTTTCAGGCGAAAGCGATACTCAGTATATGGGTATTCCTCCAATCGATAGCTTGCTCAATGAGATTGAAGTTCAAGACCTATCTAGCAAGTTAGCTATTTCAACGCTGAGACATGCAATTAAGCCAAGTATTTTTATCAAAGTACCTAATGCAACTTTGGGTAAAGAAGCAAAGGAAAACACCAGACAATCTTTTGAAGATCAAACAACTGGTGAGAATGCTGGTCGTGCAGTTGTGCTTGACCAAAGCGCAGACGTTGAAACTACTAATATTTCTCCAAACGTAACCGAATTTTTGCAAAACGTGTCATTCTCACAAGACCAAATTGCCAAAGCGTTTGGAATTCCTGCAGATTATCTATCAGGAAAACAAGACGCTCAATCTAATATCACAATGATTAGAGCATTCTATCAAAGTTCTCTATCAATTTACATTAAGCCTATTGAAAGTGAGCTAAGTCAGAAACTTGGAACAGATGTGAAGCTTGATATTGCTAGTGCAATTGACAGTGATAACAGTGAATTGATAAATAATGTCCAAAAATTAGCTTCTGCAGGTGTTTTAGCACCTATTCAAGCCCAAAAATTGTTAAAAAATAGGGGTGTTTTCCCTGAATTAGACCTTGATGAAGGCACTAATCTTTTAGAGAACAACCAAAATATAAACGACAAAAACGACTAAAATTTTAATTTATATCCAAAAAATGAGCTCAAAAACGCAAAAAAAGCGCTTTTTTGAGCTTTTTTTATACCCAAATTTGAAAGGAGGTGAAAAAAATGCCAAAAAACGACGATTTCAAATGCGACGTTCGCTCAATCAATTTGCAACTGGCTAGTTTGACAACTCGAGACGCTGAGAATGGCTCACACAAGATTACAGGTTACGGAATGCTGTTCAATCAACCAAGCGTTCCTATGCCTTTTATCGAATACATCAAGCCTGAAGCATTAGATGGCTTAGATTTATCCAGTGTAATGCTTCTTAGATCACATGACTTTGACCAAATCTTAGCCAGAGTCGATAGCGGAACTTTGAGTGTAAGAGTCGATGACAAAGGACTGTACTTTGAAGCAACAATGCCAGACACAACTTTAGGAAATGACACACTCGCTGACATTAAGGCAGGGAATATCAAGGGCTGTTCTATTGGCTTCAATATCGGTGACGATGATTGGTCTCGTGATGACTCAGGCCAAACCATTCACCAAATTAATGAGATTTCACAACTAAATGAAATCTCACTCACTCCAATTCCAGCGTATCAGCAAACTAGTGCAAATGTTGAACGTTCACTCAAGCAATTTTTAGAAAAAGGAGGCACAGAGATGCCACAAGAAGTAAAAGACTTAAAAGATAAAGAATCTGGAACTCAAGAACCTAATTCAATTGATGAAAATTCTAAGGAAGAAACACGTGATGATTCTTCAAAGAAAGACGAAAAGAAGCCTGACTTTGATATTGATGATTTAGCTAAGCGAGTTGCTGGAATTCTTAGCAAACAGGCTAAACGTGACGATGAAGACGACTCATCAGACGACAGCGACGACTCATCAACAGACTCAGACGAAGAAGACAAAGACAAGAATGCTGGTAAACAAACTACCAGAAAAGGTCAAAAGAGGGATGCAAATCCTGAACAAGAAACTAGAGACATTGAAGGAGGCACGAAGATGCCAAAAATCTTAAATCAAAAAACTGATAGTCCCGTTGCTGAAAACAAACGGGACTTTTTGCATTACATGAAAACAGGGGAAGTTAAGCGTGATGCAACTGAAGGTGGTATTGGTCTTTCAACTGGTCAAGTATTAATTCCACAAGATATTCTTGCTGCAGAACATGATCAACACCAATTTGCGCGTTTGGGAAACATGATTAGAACCATTTCTGTAAAACACACAACTGGGAAATTACCATATTTTTCAGAAGAAACTGGTAAGTTGACTAAGCGAACTGGCGAATTTGTACCATCTGAAACTGGTACAGCCCCTCAAATCAAACAAATTTTGTGGGACTTAAAATCATTTTCAAAGAAATATCCATACTCAATCGAATTATTGAACGATTCAGACTATAACTGGGAAGCAGAACTTGCTCAAAGATGTGTGGACCTTAGAGACAACACCGACGATGACGAAATCATGAAAGTGTTAACTAACAACATCACTGCTTCAACAACTGGCGACTTATTAGCTTCAATTACTGAAGCAATTGATAAGAAGCTTAAACCAAATGATTCTAAGCAATCAAACATTGTTCTTTCACAAGCAGCCTTTTACTACTTAGACAGCATGAAGGACACTATGGGCCGTCCATTAATTCAACCCGATGTAACTAAGGCCACTGATGGTTTTATCAAGGGTAAGTCAGTTGTGATTATTGATGACACTTTGTTCCCTAATGCCAAAGACGGTGACGTTAACATGATTATCACACCTCTTCAAAAGGCTGCAATTAAGTTTATGCAAAACGAAGTTACTGGTAAATTCATTGATACATACGACGAATTCTTCAGAATTCTTGGTATTTACATGCGAGCAGATTACCAACAATACCGTGGCGATTTAATCAACTGGTACACTGGCAACAAGACAGTAACTCAAGCTGCAAGTACTCCAGGTAAATAGCTAGAAAGGTGTGATAGGTTATGACACTAGATGAGTTGAAGACTCAACTATTGCAAGAACTCAATTTAGATGATACCGAAGAAAATCAATCCACCTTAAACACTTTGGTTGAGGATAGTCTATCGTTTGTCAAAGATTCAGTTGATTCTAAAGCCGATACCAATGAAATGCTTCAAGATGGGATGTTTGTTCGAGCCGTTAAGACTTTGGCAACTCAAATGTTCTACGACCGAACTCTTGCGAGCGGTACATCAATTGGCTTGCGTATGATGCTATCACATCTCAAAGGAAAGGTTGGTCAAAATGGTTGGTTACGTTAATGCTGTACAGCCTTACTTAATGCAAAAGACTTGCACATTTGGAAGCTATGGAACTTCACAAGCTTTGTCAGGAATGACCAATCGAGTGTTCAAACCTGCTTTTAAAGTCCATTTTTCCAACGTTAAACAGACTAGATCACAGAAATACGAGCTGATTGGTACTTCGTTTGAAAATTCAAGAGTTATCAAGATCCAACACGGAAAGGAGAACTCTCATAAGTTACAATCATGCACTTGTGTTCAAATCGGCGGAGTTACATATGATATTCTCGATGTCTCATTAGATGAAGACTCATATGTGACCTATGATTTGGTCACTATTAAAGAAAGCAAACGAGGTGCTGGTCATGAATGATTTAGACGATGTTTTGAACGACTTTTACAAGCAGGTTGCTTCGAAAGTTAATCTTACGGCAGAGCAAAAAGCAGAAGTTACTGGTGCAGGTGCTAAAGCTTATGCAGAAGTCTTAAAATCTGAAACACCAGTTTCAGATTTAGACTATAGCAAGGCTAGAAAAATTGGTGCAGGTAAGAATGGCTTACACGACCATCACTTACGTGACGGGATTACTTATAAAGAGGGCTATACCATCGACAATGCCAAAACAGGAGACACTGATGTTGGCTGGAATAAGGACGATGATATAGCTCTTTTAGGTTGGGTAAACGATGGGGTCATGAAGATGTCTACCAAACAAATGGCTAACCTACACTTTGTTCAACGAGCTCAACAGAAAGCAGCAGGGAAGATTGCTGAAGCTATGAATTCTAAATTGTCGGAGGTTCTAAACAATGAGCATGACTAGACTACCAGTAGTTGAAGCAGGCGAATTGCTGAGAAGCGCAAGCATTGACGGAATTGACAACATTTGCTTATACCGTGTACCTCCAGAAACACAGGACGCTAGTGACAGCACTACTGTTTTACTAACAGAAGTTACAGAAGACTTAACTAATTACGGTTCTGATAAGTTTCAAGATCGTAATCAGTCAGTTGAGCTTCAAATTTTTTTCTCAACCAAAGAAGACGTAGACATAGATTCAATCGAACGAAAGATTGAGTCTATTTTTTTAGCAAAAAAGTGGCGAATCAGGCTCTCAAGAGCTCACACAGTTGACCCTACTACAGAACAACTCGTGAAGATTTACTACTTAGACAGAACAGAAAGGAATGATTTCTAATGCAAATCACAGGTTTTGACAGCTTTATCATTGCCTTAACAGACGACACAGGTAAGATTAAGACTGACAACAAGGCCTTCAACAAGAATGGCCTCTTTTATGCAAATGCAAGTACTTCAAAGGGTGCTACGCAATTTAACATTCAAAATATTTCTCCAGCAGCACAAGCAATTTACGGTTCTGACCTAAGAACTGAAAGTTCTGTTGGTGTTCCTACACCTACTGCTACTTTTGGTGCTAATGACTTACCAATTGAAATTACTGCAGCTCTTTTAGGTGCTGACCATGATGATACTAATAAGGGTTATGCCGTTAAGCGTAATAAGCTTGTTAATGCTGCAATCATTGGTGTTACTCATTCAGGAGAAAACAAGTTCTACTGGGCATTCCCTTTTGGAACTGTTACTCAATCTGGTGGTATGAATTGGCAAACTAATAGCCAAAACGAAGTCTTAGTACACGATGTGTTCCAATTTGCTGCACAAGCAAGACCAGCCGATGACTTACTTTACCAATTCTTCTCATCAGGCGAACAAGGCTTCACTGAAGAAGCAATGCTTACTCATATTTTCCAAGGTTATACAGCGAGTAACTAATGGACAACAAACTAATTCAGTAACTGCTGGCCCTACACAAACAGACCAGCAAGCATAAGTAACATCGACAGATGTGCAGGGTGGGTTGGAGGAATAGAAAGGATATTATGGCTAAATTTGATTTTGATGCTTCGAAGATTGGCTTGAAGAAAGAGTATCAACTATCTCAGTCTTTTACTAATGTTGAAAGAGCTACAGAATTTCAAAAGAAAAATTTGAAATCTTTTAACGATGGCAAAAATAAAGAGAT